TAGTTTGACCACTGCCCTCTAAAAATTTATTTACTTTATCAATTTCTTGTTTTTTTACTGTTTCTGGTAATTTATAACCATCTTTCGAACCTTTGGTATGCAAATCCGATTGCAGCTCGTCGACGTGGAGCGTTTCAACGCCATCGTCGAGTTTACGATCACGAATGAGGGCACTAGCTAGCGCTTGGTCGTCGTCAAAGTGTGTAGTTACACCGTGTGGCTCTGGCGCATTTTCGTAACGGAAAACCACTTCTCGGTAGTTGGAGCCACCAGGTAAAGTTTCGTCGATGTAAGATTTGTATTGGGTTGCTCCTTGTTGTAAATTACGAAATCCCATATTATTCAACTCATTTTGTAACTGAATCTGCGCCTCTGTTCGACTCATGGGCGGATCAAGTTTATTAGTTACATCCTCAGCATTATTCATAATGACATATCCTTCGCTGTCATTACCGTAAGCATAAATGTTTTGTTCGGTTATGGCTGGATCACCTTTTACGGTAATCATTTCATACGGATTTTTTCTATAGACATCTTTCGCATAATCTTCAACTAATTTATTGTATTCTTCTGGCGATATATTGCCTTGCTTATAAAAATCTTATAGTTCGTCTATATTTTCAAAAGGTTGATACCTCGTAGTGGTTCTGCCATTAACATATCTTACAAATTCTTCTAGCGTAAAATCATCACGCACTTGTAACCTTTCTTTTTCCATGAGTATTTGCTCATCAACAGGTGATTTTCCTGTAGTTGGATCTATGTCTGGCTGAGTTACATCAAATTCTATATTTCTCCCCTCCCCACCAGCTACCGTTTTAGTAATCTGCACTTTGTTGGGTGCGACGCCTGCAACCACTTCCGAAAGCGTTGCTTCTGGATTGGCCTTGATAAATTCATCAATGCCTAAAACCTCTAATTCTTTCGGCTTGACACCTTTTTGGGTATTAGCGGCCAACCAATCGTTGATGGCAGGACCTTTCAGATTCGGTGGTGCCTCTCTGATTAAGGCTTCTAAAGTTGGCGAAACAAAACCAAACTCGTCTTTGGCAAACTCGTCGACATCAGCTTTGATGAGATTTTTGGTTTCATCTAGTGTGGCAATACCTTTTTCAGTCTTGGCACTCTTACTCGCTGCCCGCGCAGCTATCCCTAACGCACCTATCCCTTTCAGACCAGAACCAATGGTTGCGCCTAAAACTGGTCCAGCACCCGGTACAGCGTACAAAGCATCGCCTACGACACCTAAGCCTTGTAAGGGTGCAACCACATAACGATCAAGGCCACCAGCTGCAATGTTTTCAGCTATGGAAGGCATTGGTTCGCCAGATAGATATTCACTAACTGGTACATCCGCACTTGGAAACTCAGGAAAGACGCCAGAGGCGTCGGCTAGACCAGAGCCAGGTGCAAAAATTGTACCGATGTAAGCACTTTGCGCTGGCGTGGGAGTGAATTGTTCGGCGGTAGCCTTTTGTTGTTCGATATTCTGCTTGGCACGATCTACTGCTAGCTCCGATTGGAACCGCAAGAGCTCTGCTAAGGATTCGATAGACATAAATTATTATATTACTCTTTGAAACAAAATATACCACACTCAAAATCATAATTCTTCAAAGGGCGACCTTTTGCGTCCAGTGGTAAAACATCTAAAAAAATACGCTCACCTTTGTGTCTGACTAACTTGGCGCCTATCTCCCTAGATTGTTCGGCTCGTCGAGCAAATATTTCTGGAAATTTTTTGCGTACTAAATTCCAATAAGTTGGCGAAGTAGCCTTTACACAACCTATGCAGTTGGCATTTGGAAAACCAAAATCATATATTTCTGGACGTTTGATACCAGCTCTATCAATTATTTCAAAACAATCTAATTTAGATAAATTAAGATCTATTAACACAGGTAAAAGATTTTGTTTTTCGACTTTTTTGAATCTATCAGCTCTTTTTGCTTCATCAGCAGTAAAACCTAATACCAGATAGTCGGATTTATTTTTTGCTTCCCAAAGCTGTCTAGCATGTTTTTTTAAATGCAAGGTACAAGGTGCTCCCATAGGACCAGACATAAAACTGACTTTATCCCAAACTTCCTCAGCCGAGCAATTAGGAAATTTTGTGTTGATTGCATACTCTATTTCAACGCCTAGCCACTGCTCAACATCTTTAAGAAACCTTTGATTGTCTGGATGCTCTTCTTTGACTGGATTATTGACCACTCGAACATTGTTTTCGGCGCCATAAAGTTCCAAAGTCTTTTTGGCTGCAACAGCAGAAGCAGCTCCGCAGGAAAACCAAACTGTAATTTCTTGATTTTTCATAAATTAGAACCGTAAAGACCACGATAATCGTCCCAGTTGGTCTTTAAGACCTCTAACCAAGCTTCCATCGACATAATAGCGACTTTTTCGTTGTCTTTTGGCCATTTGGTGTTGATTGCATGCAATGGTACACACACTCTAGTTGGGACACGGTTGAATTTATAGATTAATACCGGGATGGAACCGTCTAAAGCAGCACTTTCACAGACTTGACGCCACCAATCTGGCTTGTAAGAGTTGCCTTCTTTGTAATGTTTGCACTCGATGGCATGAAATGGAATGTTTATGTCTGGCAGATGCTTTTCTTGGTATTGATCTAGGTTGCGTTTGCAGCTCACAGCAAAATTATTGGCAGAAAAAAATTCGTTTAGGATTCCTACCACCTGTCTTTCGTAACTTGCGCCCTTGGTCCTAGAATTAATCGGCATGACCAGGATTTTTGGATCTAAAACTTTTTTTATACGAATGTGTAACCATGTGCAAAGTGTAGCATAAGGTATTAGCAATGAGATTTTTTGGTGATTTTATGTAGGTAAGTTAGTTATAACTACAACGACAACAGCGCTAGGCCATTTTGGGGTGCCAGGGGTCAAATGATCCTAAAAGCCAGTAAAAAAACCAGTTCTAGGGACTCCAATAAATAGTCTGTATTCCTTGTGAACACAAGATATTTATTTGTGCAAATTCTTACACATTAATATACATGCGTAAGCTATTGATTTGCTTGACTTTTTTGGCAATCTGAGATTTTTTTTTGATTTTGCTTAAATTATTTAAGAGACGCTCATTACGAGGTTACATCATCTATCTTTTGGCGAGAACTCATCTGCGTCAGCTCCTAACAATTTTGACAGCCTTTGCTTGATTTCGTCCTTGCTCATCGTGTCCAGATTAGCATTGATATTGATGTTCTGTGATCTATGCACAGATAAACCAGCGAGTTGATTGAGCTCTTTGATAGCAGATACACAAGCATTGTAATGGCCATTGGCGTAAGCTGTTTCTGCTATCTTCCACAGCATTGTCCCGGTTTTCTGCGGCGTAATCGCATACTTCTCTGCTAATTCATCTTGCTTAATCCTGATAGCTCGAACCACATTCGGATAATCCTTCCCATTGAGAAACTTGGTGGCCGCTTGTGCCGGGAACTCAAAGCCAGCTTTCCTTGCTGCATCGGTTTGACCGCAAGCACCTTCGGTGTAGTGCCAGACAAAACTCGCCTGCATTTCCGTCAGACCAAACTCCTGGTCTTTCTCAAACATCTCTGGCGTTTGCACCAACGGTGTTTTTGGCTTCCTCGGTCTACCTTTTGTTGTCATGTCAGATCCTCAAACAGTGTACAGTGTGCAGTGTACAGCACTCTCATACTTATATTTGTCATTCTACCTAAACACGCCATATTCCTACTCATAACCATGTATATAAATATTATCTTTAAAAGTATATACCTAACACTACCTATAGAGTCTAAGCCATATAAACATTGACCAAATCGACAGTGTATAGCTAACTTTACTATACCCTTGACCCCAACCTATTTTGCATAATTGTCCAAACATACATACATTCATGCACATTTGCCCAATCACTCATCAAGTGTACAGTCGTCCTTTTTTTGCTCAAGACACACTGCTTTTTTGTAGTATCTGGCTTCCGCCTTTGTGTCAAACAGACGCTTACCTACCTTGTATCTTGTCCTTGGTTTTTCACTTTCTTTCATAATTCTGCTCCGTGTCAAACTTATCAGTTTCGTTACCCCAAACATCCCAACCTGCGGTTTTTTCTCTAGCAAAGAGCTCTATTCTAGGTAAATCCCCACACAGCTCAACGATCCTATCTCGTACACAATCAGGTTTTCTGGAGTGCTCTCTGATGTTCTCTAAAACTACTTGTTGCACACTACTTGATACTCTCTGTGGCTTTCCTTTGGTAGCCAGTAGACATAGTTCTGAGTTGGCCCTTGTCCAACGTCCCATGCCTATGAATGTAGCAATTATATCTTGTGGCAAAAAAGAAGTTTGTTGCGTAGGGAAAGCTTTATTAGTTTTAACCCAATTAAAACCACAAGTCTTATAAGTGAATCCCCAAGCTTCTATAACCTCCATAACTTCATTTAATTTTGGCATCGTTACCCAGAGAAATAATATGCAATCCTCAGCGCTAAGTTCTTGCACTGGCAGATTGCAAATCCATTCTTGCGATTGCGTTGGATATTTATGTCCAGCTCCTCTTTTGCCTACGTTAGCTTTATCTTCATAAGACCAAGGCGGATCTGCATAAATAATATTGTATTTTTTCTTTGGCAGCTCAATCATCCACCGCTCCACCAAAATTATAACTGCCACCACCTGTGTCGTCGTCAATCGGTTCATAACTAATGTCATAAACTTTCTTACCATTCGTGCGGCGTGGCTCGATGCCTCGTTCGTGTAAAACCCGAGCTGCTTCTTTGAAGTCGGGCATCCTCGGGGATTTAATCCCCAGGTCACGCAACAGTTTGGTCATCTGCACAGGTTTAGGATGCACACTTTGAAAGTCGACATGCTCCAACAATAAGTCTTCGACACTCGATTGGGTACGATAGATTTCGTTGCTTTCTTGTAACAATTCTCGTTCATCCGGGCTCAGAAACCAATTCTTCTGACCCTTAATATACATTGTCTCTTTCACTTCTGCCCAGAGTTGTTGCATATCGACGCCATGATTCACATCAATGTCTTTGACCGCGAGTACCCAAAATCTTCGATTCCCAGACGTGTCCGTCAAAAACTCTCGAGCGTTAACACTGGCATAAAAGGCCGTGCGTCGTTGATAAGTGGTAAAAGCCCGGTCGTAGGGTAATCTGAGCTCATCGGTCTTCGCCGTGACAAAGGCTTTCAGCTGGTCGATGTCGGATTTCTTAAACGTGCTTTCAATTTCGCCGAGTTCCACGATCCAATGACTGACTGCTCGTTTCACCGAATCTTTATCGCTTGGGTTCAGCGTAGCGCCCTCGAGTAGCCACCCTTTCTCGTAATCGCATAAGCGTTTGAACCATAAGGTTTTACCGAGTCCTTGGGCGCCTTGCAGCACTAGAATGCCTTCGAGTTCCACTCCAGCTTCTTCGTAAGCTGCGGCCACACAGCTAATCAACCATTTGCGCATGATAATTTCTTTCAGTTGATTCGACTCTTGCGTGGTCAAACTATCCATGAAAGCCTGCAATCGGCTTTGTCCATCCCACGGTTGGCTTTCAATCCATTCTTTCACCGGGTTGTATTCATGGGCGAGGATTTTCAAATAATCTCTGACCTTAGCGTGGGGTATGCCCATGTTGATGCAACGGTCTTCTATCTCAATCAGACTCGCTTCTTCTTTCATGTCAGCGATAAACTTCATGTTTGGTACTTCGATTTCCATGCGTTTTTTAATGACGTTGTAGCGTACGTCGATGCTATGGGT